TAAAGCAGATGAAAAAACAAATGTAGAATTTACATTAGGTGTAATTAAAAAAAATATGAAAGAATATTTAGAAAATCCTGATGTAGATAATTTAGATGGATTTAGCACATTGTTAAATACAACAGATGATGAAAGAATATCAATTCAACAAAATGCTTTAACGTATGTAGATAATATACATACACAAATGACAACAGAACAATTAAAAATTAAAAATGCAATAACACAAGAATATAATACACAAATTAATAAATTTTTAGATAGTGCAATGAAACCTTATACTGCGTTTGATGAAGCAACATTAACAAAAAATTTAAATGCTTTAAATGCAACAGTTGAAGATAGAGAAGCAATAACTAATGCAAATAAAAAAAGTATTATTATTGGTGGTATGAGTAAAATATTATTTGATGCTAAAGGAGATACTGATTCTATTATTTATAAAAATGTAGATTTAAAACTAGGTAAATATAATAGAACATGGAATGGTACTATAGGTAGAATAGAAGAATTATTATTAGCCGAAGGAATACCTCGTAATGAAATAGATAGAAAAGAAATTAAAAATTTAATTATTGAACAACATGTTTATGATATGACTGGACAAACATCTAACACATTATCATTAGAATATAATTTTAAAATGATGAATAATGAATTAGTTGCAGATGAATCTAGTGGTCATTTTTTTCAATTAAAACAATATGCTATGAATATGGGTGTAGTTCCTCCTGTATTAACAGAATATATATCTAGCAATTTACATAATCCTTTAAATTTAGATGTAGAAGGTAATAGAGATACTTTAATAGAAATAGCTGGTATGCTCAATTCTTTACAAGAAATACCTTCAGTTAAAGGAATGGGTATAGAAGGTGTGTCTAATGAGGATCAAATGTTATTAGCAGAATTTTATAAAGATTATAAAAGTTATAGAGAGAATACTTCTGGTGGAATTATTGAAGGTGATTTTATTAAAAATTGGTTTCAAATACATAATGATTATAAATTAGATGAAGCAGATGGATTAATAGAAGTCTTTAATGAAAAGTTAAGTTTAGTAGATGAAAATATATTAGCTAATGAATTACAATCAAAAATGGAAATGGCAGCTATATCAGTGTTTGGTGTAAATATGGGAACAAATGTTGGTACTGGAATACTTAAAGAGCCAGCAGTAAAACCATTAATAGATGTTCCTTTGTTAAGACACTTTGTAGTAACAGATCAAGAAAAAGAACAATTACAAATGGATTCTATGGTAGAAGAATTATTAGATAGATTACCTCAATATATGGTAAGTTATTATTCAACTAGAGGAAAACCAATAACAAAAAAAGAATTAAAAATAAGAACTGGTAGAGAAATACAAAATGATATTAATGAAATTATTAAGTTTGCTCTTAGTGATCTTAATGGTGAAGGGTATAATTTCGAATAATATGGCTAAAGAATTAGTTAAATTTCCTATAATGGACACATACAGTGAATATCTTACTGAAGATGAAATTAGAACAGATGCAGTACATACAATACAAAATCGTTTGTATGGAATGAGTGAAGAAAATAGAAGAGAGATGGGAATTACTGAAGAATTTATGGATCAAAATAATTTGTTTCAAATGATTGATGATAAAACAATAAGATTTACTTATGATAAAAGTTCAGGAGTAGACAGACCATCTTATAGAATAAGAATAGATTATGATGGTGATGGTACTTTTTATGATTTATCTAATCCTAATGAAGAAACAAGTCTTTATGCTCCTTATGATTTTTCAGGTAGTTTACCAGATTACTTACAATTTACACCTGATAAATTAAGAACAGATGCATACATTGAAGAATGGTCAGAAGGATTTGTAGATAGAAAAAAACAATATGATAGAATTATAGGTGATGGTTTTTTATCAAGTTCTAGAAAACAACTTGCTGAGTTTACACAATTTAGTTTATTTAAAATAAAAAACGATATTCATAATTTAGGTAAAGAAGGTGCAGAAATAGTAGCAAACTTAATACCTGGCTTAGATTATAGTTATGATGATTGGGAAGAACAATCACAAAAAATACAAAAAAAAATTAACGAAGGTAATAGATTAGGAATTACTTATACTGATGGTCTTTATAATTTTGTTATAGAAAATGAAGAAGGTGGTATATTTTCTTCTGAAGCATATGAAAATATAAAAGGCGATCCTACAATAGGATATGGATTATCATTAAATAATGAAATGGTTATAAAAGAACTTACTGATAGAGGGTATAGTATTCAAAAATTAAAAAACAAAGAAGAAAAATTAAATAAAAAAGATGGTGAAGAAATTACAAGAATTAAAATAGATGAAGCAAGAACAATAGCAAAACAAAAAATGTCAAATTTAGATGTAGATATAAGTGGAGTTAAAAATTCACTTTTACAAATTGTACTTGGTGATATGCAATATCAAGGATTGCTTGGTCCAGCATTTACACAAGCATTATCTAATTATATGAAAACAGGTGATGAAAAATATATGGGTACATTTACTGCATATAATAATGATGGTACTGCTTTAAGAGCAGAAGATAGTGGATATGCAACAAGACCTGTTACAGTATTGCAAGAATTATATAATGATGGTTTAGCTGCTAGAGATGATAATAAAAAAGGAATATTTGTTCGTAATGATAGAAGGGCAAATCTTTTAATGGCGTGGGTTAAAGGTCAATATACAAATAATGTAGAGGAAAAATAATGCCTGAAGTTGGAGTTGGTGGTGGTCCATCATTTCGTACATATAAAGATATTAAACCTGTTGATAGAACAAGTGGTTTTCAAGATATTTATCAAGCTGGTGTAAATTTTGGTACTGGAGTTATAGATGAAAACATATTAACTCTTGGAGCATTACACGCTGTTAAAGCTATTAATAGTGAAACAAGTGTTTATGAATATGATCCTGATTATAATATATTTGCAGATCCACAATTAGATAATTTAAAAGATTACATTGGTAATTTTATGCATAGTAATAATGCAGACCATACTAAAGAATTAATAAAAAAATTTTATGATAAACAATCTAAAGTAGGTGGATCTCCAGCTTATATTATTGGTAGAATAATTGGTGGGTTATTAGATCCATCAAGTATATTTGCATTTACTAAAGCTGGTAGTTTTTTAATGACTGGTAGTAGATTAAAAAGAGCTGCTGGATTTGGTGGTATAGTATCAGCAGAAGAAGCATCTAAAAGATTATTTACTGATGAAAGACCAATGAATGAAACATTAATAATTAGTGCTGGTGGTTTTATTATACCAGCAATGTTTCCTAGTTTGCCAAGAAGTGTTGGTAAAAATTTTGATGAAACTGCTGATGCATTAGATGCAGCAGATGATGTAATATTTAATAGTAAGTATAGTGTAGGTGCAGCTTCTCCTAAAAGTAGCACTTTGTTAAGAGAAGAAGAATTACAAAAATTAAATAAAATTAAAAAAACTGGATTAGGTTTATTAGCTGAAGATTCAGGAATTAATCCTGTGTTTAGAGTATTACAAAAAGGAATTAGTAATGCTCAAATAATGATAGAAAATATTTTAGAAAGTAAATTGTATCAAGTTAAAAATACTAAAGACGGAATAACAGTTACACAAACAATAGAAAGATCTATAGCTGCTAGATATACAGAATTAGTATTAAAAAATACTACAATTATAGAAGCAGCATATACTGATTATTTAAAAAGATTAGGAATAAAACCACAAGGTTTTTTTGAAAGAACTTTAGATACTAAATTTGGAACTAATAAAGGTAATGTAAAAGTAATGTCTCCTAAACAATTTAGAGAACAAGTTACTTCTTATAGAATGGGTAATAAAAATGTAGAGCCAGAAGTAATACAAGCATCAAAAGGATCAGATGATTTTTTTAATATTATTGGAAAAGAATATGAAACATTAGAAATTGTACCACAATGGGCAAATGCTCAAATACAATATTTATCTTTATTAGAAGCAACTGTAACTAAAGCAGATGTTAAAGCAAATATAGCAGCAAGAATAAGAAAGTTAGAAAAAGATAGAGATGCATTAATAAAAAAAGGAATATTAAGAAAAGGTATGTATGTACCTATACTTTATAAAAAAGATGAAATAGTTAGAAGGTTTGCAGATTTTGAATTACTTATGCGTAGAGCAATAGCAAGATCAGGAACTAAATTATCAGATGATGAAATAAATAAAATAATAGAAAGTTTTGTAGAATACCAACCTTACATAGCATACGAAAATATAGCTAGACAATTTAAAAGATTATCAAGATATTCTACAATGAACGCTAGTGAAAAAGAATTATTAGAAACAGAACTATTAACTAAAATGGATAGAATATCATCTAGGTTTAAAGCTAGAAATTTAGATATAGATTATGAAGAATTGGCTGCGGCTGGGTTTATTGAAAAAGATATAAATATAATAAACAGAATGTATTACAATCAAACTATACCAGATATTGAAATAACAAAAAGATTTGGTGATCCAATGGGATATGGATCTAACTATCAAGCTGGTAAAAATATTGTAGGCATGAGACAAATAGCCGAAGAATATGATGATATGATTGAAGATAGTTTGAAAGTTGTAAATGGTAAAAAAGTTATGACTGCAAAAACAAAAAAATTAATAAAAGAAAAAGATCAAATATTAGAAGATTTAGATGCATCTATTGGATTAGCTAGAGGTACATATGGTTTAGCAGAAGATCCAAATAGAGCAATTAGTAGAGGAATAAGAATAAGTAAATTATATAATGCAACAACTATGTTAACAGGAATTAGTCAAGTAGTTGATACAGCAAGATTAGTAGCAATAAATGGAGTTGGTAAAACTTTTAAATTATCTTGGGAGATGTATTCTAGTGGAATGGGAAAAGAAATATTTAAAATGTCTAAAAGATCAGCAAATCTTGGTGGTGAAGCATTAGATATGGCAACAAGTCAAAGAGCTATGTCAATGTATGGAATGGACGATGTTCACGGAGTTTTTAATAAATTTGAAAGAGGTGTTAGCTCAGTAGGTAATTTATATTTTACATTTTTAAATTTAAGTAATCCATGGAACACAGGTGTTAAAACAATGGCTGTATTTTTTAATGGATCTAGAATGTTAGAATCAATAGAAAAATTAGTTCTTACTGGTAAGTTAGATAAAGTTAATAAAATGAGATTAAGAAATCTTGGTATAACAGATGATCTAGCTAAAAAAATATATACTCAATATACAAAACATGGATATGGAAAAAATGCTAAATCATGGAAGTCTGTTGGTGATAATTATAAATATATGCGTGTTGGTAATACAGAAGCATGGGATCAAACTGATGAAGCAATAGAAGCTACTAAAGCATTTCATGCAGCACTAGGTAAACAAGCAAGAATAGATATTGTTACTCCAAGTAAAGGTGATGTACCATTATGGTCTAATACAGAACTTGGTGGAATAATATTACAATTTAAAAAATTTGGTATAGCTTCTACTCAAAGTATGTTGTTTAGAGGTATGCAAGAAAGAGATGCATTATTTTTACAAAGTGTTTTAATGTTAATGGCTGCTGGTGCTATGGTAGATGCATTTAGACAAAAAGCATTTGATAGAGATTATAGTAAAAAACCTACTGGTCAAAAATTAGTAGATGCATTTGATAGATCTGGTTTAGGTGGATATTTTTCAGATATTAATAATGCTATTGAAAGATTAAGTAATAATCAAATAGGAGCTAGACCTTTGTTAGGATCTAAAAAACCTTATGGAACATACAACCAGAAAAAAAATCTTGGGCCTTATGGTATGCCAATAGCAGATGTTCTTGGTCCAACTGCTTCTCAATTAGAAAATATTGCAGATATAGCTTTTTCTTGGGGTACAGGTAAATACAATCATCATACTGCAAAGAATGTGCGTAGACTTTTACCCTTTCAAAATGTATGGTTTTTAGATTCATTATTTGATGAAGTTGAAAAAGAAGGACTTAGATGAGCATTACAATATCAGCAACAGATCCTAGAGTACAATATACTGCTAGTGGTGGTCAAACAGCATTTAGTGTACCATTTGAATTTTTTGCCGATGCAGATTTAGTAGTAATAAAAACTTCTAGTGGAACAGATACTACATTAACTTTAGCTTCTAGTCCATCTAGTGCTGCACAATATTCGGTAACTGGTGCTGGAGCTAGTGGTGGTGGTAATATTACTTTAGGTGGTGGAGCTACTGTAAATGATAAATATACTATATTTAGAAATTTAAGTATTTCTAGATCAACTGATTTTCCAACATCAGGTACATTCCCAATAGAAACATTAAATACAGAATTAGATAAACTTGTTGCAATGATACAACAAAAAGGAGTAGATATTAAACTATCTCCTAGAGCTTCTTCTTCATCATCAACTGCATACAATTTAATATTCCCTGAGTTAGTAGCTAACAAAGTATTATCGGTTAATTCTTCTGGTAATGCTATTGAGTTTAGTCAATCAATTACTGACGTACAAGCTGTAGCTGCAATAGCTTCTGATGTATCGGCTGTGGCTGCAATAGCCAGTGATGTAGCAGCAGTAGAAAATATTGCGAGTGATGTATCAACTGTTGCCGCAGATGCTTCTGATATAGGTGCTGTAGCTGGAAAAGCTACCGAGATTGGAAGATTAGGTACTTCTGATGCAGTAGCAGATTTAGCAATACTAGGTACTTCAGCAATCGTAACTGACATGGATTTATTGGCAACTTCTGCCAATGTAACAGCTATGGGGCATTTAGGTACTTCGGCTAATGTAACTGCTATGGGATTACTAGGCACAAGTGCTGTTGTAACCGATATGGGTTTATTAGGTAATGCTGATGTAATTGCTGATATGGCTCTGCTTGGTAACTCTGATGTTATTGCTGATATGGCAATCTTAGCAACATCAGATATTGTAAGTGATCTTAATACTTTAGCAACAAGTGATATAGTTTCTGATTTAAATACCCTTGCTACTTCTGACATAGTTTCTGACATTAATACTTTAGCAACTTCTGACATAGTATCTGACTTAAATACTTTAGCTACCTCTGATATTGTTACTGACCTAAATATTCTCGGTACTTCTGCCAATGTTACAAATATG